GCTGCTGACACCTACGGCATCAGCACTCAGCTGACCCGTCAGGACATGATCAACGACGACCTCAACGCGCTGTCGCAGATCCCGCAGCGTATGGGTCGTGGTGCGGCTCTCGCCATGAACGAATCCATCTGGTCGGAGTTCTTGAGCAGCAACAGCAGCTACTACCAGGCGGCGACCGCTGCCGCTGGCAATGCTCTGTCGTTGTCCTCGCTGAAGACGGCCACGACCGCCTTCCGCAAGCTCACCGACCCGGACGGCAACCCGCTGGGCATTCAGCCCCGTGTGCTGCTTGTCCCGCCGGAGCTCGAGATCACCGCTGCGGAGCTCATGACCTCGGCGTTGCTCGTCTCGGGCAACACGACCAAGGAGCCCTCGGCGAACGTGCTGCAGGGTCGGTATCGCGTTGTGGTGTCGAACTACCTCACGTCGGCCACGACGTGGTGGCTCGCCGCCGACGCTGCGGACCTCCCAGCGCTTGACGTGGTGTTCTTGAACGGCCAGCAGGCTCCGACCATCGAACAGGTGGCACCGGATTACCAGCTGCTCGGCGTGGCAATGCGTGGCTTCTTTGACTTTGGTGTGACCAAGTCCGAGAGCCTGTCGTGCTACCGCATGGCCACCGCTTGATCCTGACAACTGCAAACCGTGTCCGCCGGGCGGGAGCCAAAGCCCGCCCGGCGGCATAACCAAAAACGAAAACTAACTTTCAAAGAAAGAGGTGATCCTCATGGCCGATTACTATCAGGATGGCGACCTTATCAACTACACGCCGAGCTCGGCTGTGGTTGCCGGTGCCGTCGTTGTTCTCAATGACCTGGTGACCGTTGCTCCTCGCCCGATTGCTGCGAATGCTCTCGGTGCCGTGGCTGTTGAGGGTGTCTTTAAGCTGCCGAAGGCTTCCGGTGCGATCGGTCAGGGTGCCATCGTTTACTGGGACTCGACGAACAGCAACGTGACCACCACGAGCAGCGGCAACAAGCGTGCTGGCAAGGCTGCGGAAGCAGCTCTGTCCGGCGACGCCACCGTGCCTGTGTTGCTCAACATCGGCTGAGTTCTGTCCCACCTGCAAGCCGCTGGCGGCCGCGTCATCCTTTCCGCGCCGCCGGCGGTCTTGTAGCTCGAGGTGCCAATGTCCGACCTACTCGCCAGCGGTGCGGCTTGGCTTGCTGACCAGTTGGCAGCGGGTGCGGCGAGGCCGTGTCGCTACTACCGGGCCGCGAACTACGGCGTCGTAAATGCCACGGTAGGCACAAGCCGTTTTGAGTCGCAGGGCACAAGCGGCGTCCTTGAGATGTGGGAGTCACGGGACTTTGTCATCAAGGCCGGGACGCTTCCATTCGGCGAGCCTCTGCGGCACGACAAGATCGTGGAGACTGTGAACGGCGTGGATGTCACGTATGAGGTGACGAGCCCGCGTGGCGTTCCTGTGTTCCATTACGGCGACGCATTCCGGCAGACGGTGCGAGTCCACACTATTGCCACGGCAGAGTCCTCGCAGGTCGTTCCGACGCTCAAGGCTCGCTTCTGGGGCTCGTTTGCTTCGGCAACGATTACGGACGCCCAGATCGTTGCCAGCCTCTCCAGCGACCTAGGAGGCTCTCTATCGCAGTCCCGCACGGTGGTGGCTGCTACGGCGTATCTGTACGTCGTCCTACCTACGTCTTTTGGCACGCCGACGTTCGCTGTCAGCGGCCTGACGTCGTCGGCATGGGAGACGACGCAGCGGACGATCACGTTCTCTGGGCAGGCGGCCACAAGTTACGGCATCTACCGATCCACGTACCCCATCACCGGCACTGTCAATCTGACTGTGAGTTGACGTATGTCAAGCATCAAAGGCACGAACGTGCTCGCCCCAGTCGTGCCATTTGACACGACTGACTCTCACGCATCGCACGAGGCAAAGTACGGCAAGGGCGGGTATCGGAGCGTGACCGACACGACCGAAAGAAACGCCATACCGGCCCTGCGTCGTGAGGCAGGGATGGCTGTGTGGGTCACGTCGCTGCAAAAGCAATACAGACTTGAATCGGACTTGACGACGTGGACTGAGGTAGTCACGTCAATTGACGCACAAACTCTTGATGGGGGTAACTTCTGATGGCAAACACTTTACGAATCAAACGGCGAGCGCTCGGCGGTGCAAGCGGCGCTCCGTCGTCTCTGGCACAATCTGAACTTGCTTATTCGGAAGTCGATGGCGTGCTTCATATCGGCGTTGGCACCGGCGGATCTGCCACCGTCGTGGCGATTGGCGGGCCGGGTGCGTACTTGACGAGTGCCACGGCGTCGTCCACTTATCTGCCGCTGACGGGCGGCACGATCTCGCAGAATCTGACAATCACAGGCAACCTGACGGTAAACGGATCCACGACCACAATTTCCAGCAGCACGCTGTCTATCGCTGACAAAAACATTGAGCTTGCGAAGAGCTCAACCACGGACGCAGCTGCAGACGGTGGCGGCATCACGATTCACGCCGCTGCGGACTACACGCTCAATTGGGTCGCAGCCACGTCGGCCTGGACGAGCTCGACGCATTTTGATTTGGCTACCGGCAAGTCATACAAGATTGCTGGCACGAACGTCTTGAGCGCCACGGCCCTCGGTTCTGGCGTCGTCTCCTCGAGCCTGACGAGCGTGGGCACGATCGGCACCGGTACTTGGCAGGGCACCACAGTCGCCGTGGGCTACGGTGGCACTGGACTGTCGTCAGCCGTCTCTGGCCTTCTCAAAGGCAACGGCTCGGCATATTCGGCGGCTGTCGCTGGCACCGATTACCTGGACGGCAACAGTACGATTGATGCCGGGACGTTCTGAGCATGGCAAATGTCATCAAGATCCTGCGTTCAACTACACCGTCTGCGGTGCCGTCTGCGCTTGCGTCTGGACAGATTGCCATCAACGAGGCGGATGGGAAAATCTTCTACCGCAACGGGTTTGGTGTAGTGACGTCGTTTTCGCCAGCAGCAACGATTGCTGACGGCTACGCCTACGATTGCGGAGCATATTCCGCCATCGCCCCTGCCGTGCCAACCGGGCTGACTGTCACTCCATCCACAGGGCAGGCAGCGCTGTCTTGGGTGGCACCCGCAAACAACGGCGGCGCTGCTGTCACCGACTACAGCATCCAGTACAGCAATGACTCTGGGTCTACCTACACCTCGTTCTCACACACGGCCTCCAGCAATGCCACGGCCTCTTGCGTTCAGGCATAGCCGGTCTATGGCTGGCAATCTGCAGCGACAATCGCGGACCGAGGTGCTGCGATGTCAAACACGTTCTCACTGCTGCCAGGCCAGCTTGACGTTACGTTCGTGGTCGGCGACGAAGTAAATGTCGCCATAAACCTCGGGCAAAACATCACCGGGTACACATTGCAGTCGGCCGTCTACGTTGCGTCCGCCTCTGGTTTTTCTGGCGGTGGCGGCGGCACTGTCACCACAGTTGGGGCAACGGCTGCCACGCCTACGATTCAAGTGGTGACGGCCAGCAGCGGATCAATTATCTGGTCTCTGACAGAAACGCAGACATCTGCGCTGACGCCAGGCATTACCTATCGTTGGTATTTGCGATGGATCACCCCTAGCACCTCAATGACCAGAACAATACTTGCTGGAAATTGCGTCCCTAGGGCACCCGGCGCATGAATGACATTGCGGTAAGCGTTGCGGACGGTGGCGTAATTACGCCAAGCGTCACAAATGGCGACACAGTCAACGTAACCATAGGCGCGACCAGCACTTTGGTCGGCGTGACGATTTCAGCCACTGGCGAAAGAGGCCCGACCGGTCAAGCTGGGCCAGCAAACTCTCTCTCAATCGGAACTGTAGTAGGTGGATCGTTGGCCTCGGCAACGATTACCGGAAGCGCTCCAAGTCAAACGCTGAATCTTGTTTTGCCGAAAGGCGACACTGGTTCGCAGGGTCCGCAAGGGCCGCAAGGCCCAGCTGGCAGCAACGGTGGCGTGAGTTTGTCTGACTCCACGCCGCAGTCGCTTGGAACGGCATCTGCAGGAACATCCACAACAGCGTCACGAAGCGATCACGTTCACTCGTCGCCAACGATTTCAGGAATTTCTGGCTTGCAGGCTGCTTTAGACGGCAAGTCAGGAATTTCTCACACGCATACTGCGAGCCAAATAACAGACCGCAGCACTGCGTTGGTCACTAGCGTCAACGGCCAGACTGGTGACGTGACCGTTAGCGGCGGATCTGGAAGCTCCTACACGTTGCCGACTGCTTCATCGACAACGCTTGGCGGCGTCAAGGTTTCTGGTGGAGGTATTTCGATTTCTTCCGGTGTGCTCGCTGCTGACGTGACGAGCGTGGCAGGTCGCACTGGTTCTGTGACTCTAGCAATTTCAGACGTGAGTGGATTACAGAGCGCCTTGGACGGCAAGCAGGCCAGTGGAACGTATGCCACGCTTGTCAGTGGAACTGTCCCAAGCGCTCAGCTGCCGTCCTACGTGGACGACGTGCTCGAGTACGCAAACGCTGCAGCGTTTCCTTCGTCGGGCGACACCGGAAAGATTTACGTTGCTCTTGATACAAACAAGATTTCAAGGTGGTCTGGCAGCACGTACATTGAGATTAGTCCATCGCCTGGCTCAACCGACTCTGTGCCAGAAGGCTCAACTAATCTATATTTCACCACAGCGCGAGCAGCGGCAGCCGCAACAAACGCCAGCAACCTTTCAGCAGGCACGCTACCGGCGGCACGACTTCCATCCACGGCAGTCACTGCTGGAAGCTACGGATCTGCGTCTGCTGTATCCACATTCACGGTTGATGCCTCGGGACGATTGACTGCTGCAAGCTCAACAGCTGTTGCGATTGGGTCGGGTGCAGTTTCAGGTCTTGCTGCAAGCGCGACGACTGACACAACAAACGCCTCAAACATTTCCTCCGGCGTTCTGCCTGCGGCAAGGCTACCGGCTGCAACGCAAACAACTCTTGGAGCAGTTGTTGTCGGCGATGGCCTCGCCGTTTCTAGCGGGCTTGTTTCTTCTACTGGCATCGTTGGCGAGAACGAGGCCATAGACGGCGGAATGTGGGATGCTTTTTGGCGCACGATCACGATTACGCAGCAACCGTCGACACAGACTGCAGCCAGCGGAGCAGCTTCATTTTCTTCTGTGGCAACAGTCAGCCCAAGGGGAAGGCCGCATTATCAATGGCAGAAGTCTGAACCAGGTAACATAAGTTGGACGGAAAGTCTTTCATCGACCCACCCGTTCTATTCCGCTGCATCTTTTGGAGCCAATAAGTTTGTTGTCATAGCAAATGACACAATCAGTACAAGCGCCGATGGAACGACGTGGACAACAACTAGTTTCTCTGGTGCGTCTTACGCCAGCGATCTTTTTTTTGCGAGCCCACGGTATTTAGGGTCTAAGTTTGTAGCGGTTCTGTCTGGTTCGTCGTCGTATATTGGCATCAGCGACGACGGTGTGTCGTGGTCGCTGAAGAATCTCCCGGGCCAAAAGGCTTGGAAAGACGTTGCTTACGGAAATGGTATTTATGTTGCGGTCTGTGGAGATATTAGCACAGGTAATGCTGCGACAAGCTCTGATGGCGGCGATTCATGGCAGTCAGGAACCATATCGGCGCTTACCTCATTTGGCGTATATGCCGTGGAATACGGGGCCGGTGTTTTTGTTGCTTTAGGCGAAGGAAAAATCGCCACAAGCTCTAACGGCACAAGCTGGACAGAGCGATCGGTTCCGTCTCCATACGGTGGTTATGCCAGGAGAGATATTGCCTATGGAAACGGTGTTTTTGCGGCGGTGGGGTGGTACACGGTTGGCAGCAGCGTTGTCGGAGTAGCGGTGACGAGTCCGGATGGCATTACATGGACAGTCCGATCAATGCCTGCGCTAAAGTGGGTGCAAGTATCTTTTGGTAATGGCTTGTTCATTGCGGTGGCAACAAATGACAATGTGAACACAATAGCTACCAGCCCAGACGGAATAAACTGGACGCAGCGAACAGTGTATAGATCGGCGTTCTGGAATCCGCCAGTTTACGGTAACGGCGTGTTTATTATGACTTCACGCTTTGATGGGGTAACCGCGTCTGGCGTCGCGGCGGTAGGCGCGCAGGCGTGGAGCAACGTAAGCGGCGGAACATCGGCGACACTTTCTCTTTCAAACGTAACGAACAGCGACAACGGGAATCAGTATCGAGTATCTGTGTCTGCAGACGGTGCTAACAGCCTAGCAAGCAACGCAGTCACTCTTTTGGTTTCCTAGAAAAAATACGCCATGCCAAACCCAATTTTGCCTCGCCGATCTTTTACGGCTTCAAGCACGCCGCAAACTACCGACGCAGCGGTCGGAGAGTTGCTAATCAACTACGCCGACGGAAAGATTTTTACCAAGAACCCGAGCGGCTCTATAGTGTCGTTCACGCTTGGCGGCACAGTGTCGGCATCAGTCACGAGCGTAGCTGGCAGGACTGGGGCTGTCACGCTAACAGCCTCCGATGTGTCTGGCGTCGTTCCAAGCACAACGACTGGGATCACCGGCGCTGCCGCGATCACCAACATGGTTTCTTTGACAGCGGCTCAGTATGCAGCACTCGGCACCAAGTCGTCCACGACTCTTTACATCATCTCTGGGTGAGCCGTGGCCGTTTACATTGGGACCGCAACGCCTTCCGACTACAAGCTTGGCAGCAATGCCGTGAGCAAGATATACCTCGGGTCAACGCAGGTGTGGCCTGTGGCGGCAACCGCGCTGCTTGAAATACTGAGAGACAACGGAGCCACCAGCTCTTTTTCTGGTGTTGGAACGTCGGCCTCCCGCTACAGTCGAGCAACGGATTATTACTACAACGATGCCAATGGCGTGTTGCATTATTCATGGCGGCTTTCCGGCCCCGGTACGGTTTATATGTCATGCAACTGCGTAGACGAAAACGACAGCGGGCAGACGTTTTCGTTCAAGAAAAACGGCAGCGCATTCGCCACAAGCTCCAACGGCGGACAGAACGGTTTTGCTTCTAGTGCCTCTGGGCAGAATGGCGACGTTTTTACGATCGTCTCGAACGCTGGCAGTGGCAATTGGAGCGTGCAACTCATCGGCGCAGTTAGCGTTTACGCAACCTGAGAAAGAACAATGAGCAACCGTCTCCGCACTATCGCCGACAGTCTTGCCACCGGCCTTCAGTCCGTGTCGTGGGCGATTTCCTCTACTGTCGTCCAGCGTAAAAATTGGGCAAACATAGACGCCGAGAACATGTCGGTGCCGTATGTCATCGTCGTGCCTGCCGGTGCGGACATTACTCGAGCTAGCCGCATGAATATGCAGGCGGACTACACGGTCACGGTGTTTGTGGGCCGTCAAGTACGTACTGACGGCGACGTTGACGCCATGCTTGATCTTACTGATGCCGTAATGCTGCAAGTGCGTGCACACGCCTTCGCTGGCGTTACGTGGCCGACAGGCGTGACGAGTCCGCAGACTGTCACGGTAGACATAAACCCAGACGACGCGCTGACCGAGAGGAATATCTGGCGTGCCGTCATCACGGCTACCTATCGGGTGTTTGAGCCAAACTACCTCTGAGGTGAGCTATGCCGTCAATGCTTTCTGGCATGAGCCGGGCATTCATCCGCCCCGGCATGATTGGTGGCAATCGCCGCGAGATGTCGGCGGCTACGCTCGGCAGGCTTCAGCTGCGGGCGAGCATTCGCGGGAACTTCTTTGACAAGCCCAAGGCCACAAGGCTGATCGGCAAGATGAACGCCAAGGTGTTGTCGCTGCTTGGCAGAGACATCATGCAGGAGGCGAAGAAGGGCATCGGCCAGACTAGGCCAAAGACATCTGCGGCAGCACGCAAACGTCTTGGTCGTGGAAAGCCGGTGGAGTTCGTCGGCGGGCTGTACCTAGACATCACGGCGTATGGCTCTGGAGAGCCGAGGGCAGCAGGAAACCCAATCAAGTCATGGGCTCCAAAGAGGTGGTTCTACAAAGACATCATTTACCAACTTGATACTGCTCGCATGACAGCCGTGATCGGCACCTACAAGACTGCACCGTGGATGGCCCAGCTGCACCAGATGGGCGGAACTGTGAAGCAGACGGCGTGGCGTATCGGCGTGGGTGCGGCACGCAATGCGTATCTGCGAAAACAGGCGGGCAAAAGCGGTGCAGGCCGTGACGCCAGCGGTCGTTTTACCAAGGGCCAGAGCCTCGGGCCGCAACGCAACCAGTACCAATACGGCGCTCTCCAGTGGGTGATTGACAAGGGTGGCTTCCGCTACAGCCGCAACTGGGAGAAGACGAGCATCACCAGAATGGCCCGCTACCCGGCTCGCCCGTACATGGCAGGCTCCAAGCGTGTAGACGAAGCCGTCCGCAAGGCCAACGAGAAATGGCGGAACATGTTGGCGAGAAACTAGCGACGGCATACCCGGTCTAGATTCCGCCTTGCTGCCAATATCGTGAGCGGACCAGCCTGCACCGCTGGCACTCGCACACGAGGACACTATGGCCCTTGGCACGGTTGAAATCACGCTCGGCAAAGACGTGACAATTACGGGCGTTTCCAACGCTCGCTCCTGCACTGTCACAAACTCAGCATCTGATGTTGACGTCACGAAGTTCGGCGACACATCCCGCAAGTTCCGCAAGGCTTTGATTGAGCAGACGATCGAGCTTGAGTGCGTTGACGCTCCAGGCGTCACCATCGGTGGCACGTTCACTATCAGCGGAACGCAGACCGGCAACGCAACTTACATCTGCACAAATATCGGAAAGTCTTCGCCGCTCGACGGCATCGAGACTTTCACCGTCAGCGGATCTCGCACCGTCAGCGCCTAACTCACCACACACTCACAGGAACAACAAATGGCTATCACGCTTGGCAAGGACGGCTCCGCACCTCCGGTTGGTGAAGGCATTATCTCGGCGACGTTCACCGAGGAATGCGAGACGGTTGACATCAGCAATCGCAGTAACATCGGCGGATCTACCGGTGCTCCTGGCCGCAAGGTGTCCAAGGCCGGTTTCGTCACGAAGACTTGGGAGATTGAGTGCCACGATCCTGACGGGCTGCTCACGTCGCTGAACGCTGCCGGAACCTCTGGTTCGTATTCCGTGATGAGCGTCACGGAAAACATCGGAATCGACGGCGCTGTGACTTACAACGTGACGCTCAAGGAATTCTAAATGGCTATCACGCTGGGGAAGGACTGCTCCATCATGCTGGATGGCGGCTACATCGCCAGCGCTCGCAACGTGACGTTGACCGAGTCTGCTCGGACTATTGACGTAAACGCCTACGGCAGTCGGTATTCCGCAGCGTACAGCACTGGTTACGAGTGCACGGTGTCGGTGGAACTCAATGATCCGGCAGAGATTTTCTCCGCTTTCTCTCGCATGCACACCGGCACGCCGTTCACTGTCTACGGCGGTGCCGCAGGTTTCTCGTTTCTTGCTGTGCTGACTGGCATCAGTGAGACAGATCCAATTGACGGCGTGGTGACATGCACGCTTGAGGCAAAGATGACAGATCCAAGACTGACGAGAGGTTGAAGCATGCGTGAGTTTCGTGATGACCAGGGCAGGCCGTGGCAGGTGGCGTTGACCGTCGCCTCTGCGCTGCGCATCCGCGACAACGTCACGGTTGACGTAGTGGACGAGCAGACTGGCGACCGGAAGGCTGTGCCGTTTGACCTGGTGGATGCTGCGAACATCTCGCAGACGTTCCAGGTGCTCCGCAGCCAGTACG